CTTGAAACAATGTGGGATCTTCTCTTTCCGCTCCGTATATTAAATCAGCTTGCATACGAGCTTTATCTACTGCAGGGTCGCCTGTAGATTGTCTTTGTTTTACACCAGGTTTGGGTAAAATTTTATCACCTAATAAACTAAGTAATCCAGGAGCAAAATATGCTGCAGGGTTAACACCTTTGCTTCTTGAGCCGCCGCCACCTGCCCGCGGAAAGTTGATCGGTGCGGGTCTTAAATTTAATTGAGGTATTACACCACCTTTGCCGCCGCCTGTATTAAACGTTGGGAATGGTAACGCTCCTAATCCGCCTCTTTGTCTTCCGTTTGCCATAATCTATCCTACGTTGTTGTAGTTGTTCCTCCACCATAGAAGCTACCTAAACCGCCCATGCCCATAAAAGGCATACCACCCATGCCGTAGAAAGGCATACCACCAATAGGCATGTTGCCGCCATAGGTTCCTCCACCTGTTCCACCAAAGCCACCTAAATTGTAATTTCCTGGATAAAACGGTGCACCTGTATTATTAGGAAAGTCTTGCGGAGCATTTGCACCCGCGTACCCAAAGCCACCTGCCAACGGTCCAAGGGCAGAGACTACCGAACCAACGTTACTTAACGTAGTCATTGGTAAGTTATACGTACCGACAAAGTCTGAATATAATCTATCAAGTTCTGCTTGTGATCTTCCTCTACCTAACGAACCTATACCCATGGTACGATTAATATCACCTGCTTGAAGATTTGCAAACTGTGTACCTAATCTTTGTGTTCCTTCACCAAGTGTCGTAAGACCTCTACCTGTTCCTTCACCAATACCGTATAATCCTCGACCAGCCGTCGAACCTAATCCGAAACGACCAGAACCTAAACTTCCGTAACCTTGACCTAAATCTCCGAATAATTTACCTGCTTGAGCGTCTCTTCCTCGAGCGCCTTCAAAACTAGACATAGCACGACCTAGCGCATCTTTATATCCCTCACTACGTAACGCACCTATTCTTTCAGCCGCTCCTTTAGCTACGTCAGAAGCTAATTCACTAGAAGCTAAACGACCTCTAGAACCTCCGAAAGCACCAGAACTAACCCCTTGCTCTCTTAAAGACATATCGCCTTTAGCTAACCCTTCACGAACATCTTTCATAGTTTGTTGAACTACTTGATCTTCGTATGGGTCAAAATATCTACCTACTGTTGACGGATCGAATTCGCCTCTACTTGCTCCAATCGCATCTTCTCCGTAACCAGACGCTCTTCTAGCGTCATCGAAATAACCTAGCCCTGAACCATAGGCATCTCTAATATAATCGCTTCCTTCTAACCCTGCGGCTTCTGTATAATCTCCTGCTTTTCTATAAAAATCACTAGCTTCGGCTATATACGGTCGATAACTACCGATAGCTGCATCAGACATATCCATCGCAAATTTTTCACGAGGATCAAATTCAGCTATTCTGTCACCGCCGTATGTAAAAGGTGTTGCGTCTTCTACGCCAATATTACTAAATTGACCTTCCATAAAACTTTTTAAGTAAGGGAATATCCCTTGTCCTAAAAAGTCTGATATATATCCCGCAGGTGCCTGCGAAGTAAATTCTCGTTCCGTTCTATCAGCCATATCTTCGGTTTCCTAAATTATTAAACTGTTCTAACATTGCAATACCTTTAGAATGATTTCCACCACCTGCTTGATCAACTGCGGCTTTAGATAACATAAACTCACCGTTACTTGCCATTACTGGTATTAAATCATCTTTTGGACCACCTGGACCTCGTATATCACCGCCATTTAACATAGGGTTAGCAGCAAACATTCTTCTATCTAATACGCCGTCGACTTCGCCTCCGTTCCTATATTGTCTATATTCAAACGGATTAATGGTTGTACCGCCAACTCTAGTTTGTTGAATTCTTCCTGCTTTTGGAACGATACTACCTCTTGAACGAATTGATCCAGATTTTTTATTACGACCTGTAAGATTATCTACGTCAGCTTTAAAATCAGATAATGAAGCCATATAACCACTTAACTCATCAAATGTATCCATGGTTTTTTCTAATCTTTCTTGTCTTCTTTTACGTGATTGCGTATATTCATCTTCTTCATATACAGGTTCTGGAATTTCCATAGAAGCGTCTACATCTTCAAAAACCACATCTTCAAATAAATCGTCTTCAAATAAAGTTTCAAGACCTCCACCCTCTTCTGCGTACACAGGACCACCGTACATCATTTCTTCAGGTTCTTCAGGTTCTTCTTGTTCTTGTTGTTTATACATCTCATCTAAAAGAGCGTATTCAAAAGGCGTAATATCTAATGATTCAATCCCTACAGGAGTATATTCTAATCCACCGCCTGTTTGCGTATCTGCTGACGCAGTGCCGCCGACTCCCCCGCCTCCTTTATTATCGAAGGCACCTTTAAGCTTACTTGCTGAATCAGCAAAAGAAGCTATTGCTGCTAATGTTTCTAAAACTGCCATTTTAATTTCTGCATAGTGTTCCCAGTATGGTTTTAGCGGATAAAGCCGTTCCCGAAGGCTGCAGTAAAGAACTGATAAAATGATTATACTTCATGATTATTGACTGTGTATATATTTATTGGTTTTTCTTTTCCTTTTACTTTTATCGGTTTTAGTGGTTTAAGTTCCATTTGTGTTTGTGAAGCTGTATTTTCTGTTATTACTATATCTTCTCCAACTTCTTTACAACTGCTTTCCATCCTAGCCGCAGTGTTTACAGCGTCACCAATCGCTGTGTAATCAAAACGTGTATCGCTGCCCATATTACCAATTACAGCATCGCCTGTATTTAATCCAACTCCGATCTCTATTCCGATACCTTCTTCTTTTATAAGTTGTTGCATTTCTACCGCCGCAAGAATCGCTTTATGTGCGTGGTTTTCTAAATCTAAAGGTGCATTAAATATAGCCATCATAGCGTCACCAATATATTTATCCACCATACCTCCATGCTTTTGTACTACTTTTTGTTGAATAGTAAGTGCTTTATTCATAATTAAAGTAACTTTTTCTGGGGACATAGTTTCGCTCATTGCTGTGAACCCTCTTACGTCTGTAAATAAAAAGGTGCAGTACCTTTTTTCTCCACCTAGTTTTAATAATTCAGGATTGTTTTGTAATTGTTTTACTTGACGCGGGTCTAAATAATGTTCAAATTGTTTTTTTATAAGCTGTCGTAACTTAAATTGTGTGCGGTAATTTATATAAAAAGCTGTCGTTCCTGTCAATATTTCAGCTATTAATGTCCATGTTACGTCTATTAATAACCCGTTTTTTATTAAATAAAGCCCAGAGAACGCAGTTAAAGCGGAAATAAAGGTCGCTAATACTACCCCAGAGGTTATTCCGAATACGTTTAAAACTACCCATATAAGGCTTATCGCTACGGTAAATATAAGAAGCTCTACAGCTAACGCATAATCAGGTACGTATGGGCTGTTTTCTATAAGAATACTTTCTGCTAACGCTGCTTGTATTTTATGGGGCTCAAGAAGCCCAACAGGGGTCGCTAACTGAGGCATAATACCTTTAGCCGTAAACCCTACAAATACAAATTTGTTTTCTACATTCATCTCGCGTAACGTGGTCTGTGGTGTATCTACCCAACTAACCCATTTTCTACCAAAAGAATCTACAGGAACAGAAGGTATACCTTTTACTCGTATTTCTTCTAATCCGTTTTCATTCGTTTTAATTACGTAGGTATCTGCTCCAGCTAATATCTTTAATACCTCAGTTCCATAAGAAGGAACCCATCCATCGGGTGTTCTTAACAATAAAGGTAATCTACGTACTAACGAATCAACTTCTGGTCTAGCTACTGCAATTCCTTGCGAAGCATTTTGTTTTAAAGCTTCTATATTTTGTACAACGCCCTGTGCTTGTATACCTCCAATATCTTCACCTAAAATTACTGTTCCTGTTGTCGATGGGTAATCGTCCGTATCGTTTTCATACATAGCTAAAACACTGGGTGCGAAACCTAACGCTTCTGTAAATTCAAAGTCACCTCCGAAGCGATCAGGTTGTGGAAAAGCTATAACCCAGCCAACACCTATTGCACCTTTCCGTAATAAATTTATTTGTATTTGTGCTAAAGTTTGCCTCGATAACGGGTAACCCCCTTCATTAGCTATATCTTCTTCTGTAATATTAAGTATTGAAAAATAACCAGAAGGTTGTTGTTCAGGAAGAAAAGTATCAAATGTTTTTAGTTTTAATATTTCTAATGGAGTTGTTTGAAACGCTAACGGAAGTAATAAAACCGTAAATAAAACTGCAAAAACTATTTTCTTCATCAGCTACCCTGTTTAATTGTTATCGTATTAGCTGAACCACCGTTAACTTTTACGACGTTTTCTACACCGTTTTGTAAAAGAATTAACGTATACGAACTAGAACCGTCTAAATCAAGTCTAAAGCTATCTCCAACAGCTCTTCGTATACTTATTTGTTGTCCTGTAATAATTGTTGTAATTTGCGTATCTTTATCCTGACCTATATTAGTTCCCGCTATTCGTATGCCTGTGGCTAGTTGATTAAGTTGATCCTCATCTTCTCCGATAGCTAACGCATCTATAATTTTTAATAAATCTTCTAAAAAGTTTACATCAAGATAATTTATATCTAGTTCTGTGAACGTTAGATCAGCTTCATTATCTAAAAAATCTTCCGCTAGAAAATCAACATCTAGGTCTGAAAAATCTAAATAATCTGCTGTGCTTTGTATTTGTGTTTCTTGTATAGAAGCGTCTGTTTCTTTAGGAGGATTAACAATTAACATATTATCTATAAGATCAAGACTAATATCTAAAATAACAGGTTTAGACGGAGATTGATTAAATGTTATCGCTGTAGTTGCTTGGTAGGGTTGATTTAAAATAACCTGACCCATAGCTGTTTCTACTAAAATCTCTCCACTTGAATTACCGTATTCGTCAGGTAATAAAATAATAAGTGAAGCACCTGTTTCAGGTGTTGTTGTAATTGTGAAATCAGTTCCCCTTACAAAAACATTAGCACTCGGAGTACTGATATTAATTGCTTTTTTATTATTAAACCTGCCTGTAACAAACCTAGCAGTACCGCTTGCAAAACGTAATGCCATTTCTGATTTATTAGGGTTTGGATCATAAATATAAGTATCTATAACTAATTTGCTATGATCCATTACACGGACAATCGTGTCGTCTTCAAAAGTTATAGCGACACGTCCTGCTTCTGTTTTAACGTTATCCATCTGCTGAATCGCAAAAGCTAATTCAGCTCCATAAGGTTTATCCCTTACTACCTGAGCATTTCCTTTTAGTTCGCTTATATTTCCAATACTAACAGCTTGTGCTTGTACCACCGTCACTCTGAACGACACACACAGTAGAAGTAGTAGAACCGACGCTAATAATTTTGAGCCAATCATTATCTAATGTACTTTGTTGTTGTATATTAAAAGTTCTGTTACTACCTGTATGGTCTAACCAAAAATAACCTCCAGCATAACCATCTCCATCGTAAGTAACAGCGTTATCAGATCCATCAATGTCCATGTAATTAGTAGCCGCATCTATATCAATAGCTGCTGTAATACTATTACTTGAACCGTTAATAATCCAATCAAGATCTAATGTTGTTGCCTGCGCTGCCATAGCGTGATTTAATGTAAAGGTATTGCTATTACCTGTTACATCAACATTTACATTAGATGAGTCTGCTCCATAAGTATTTGTTTCATCGGTACTCATATTGAACGTATTTGAATTACCGTCAAACTCGAAAAAACCTATATAGGAATCTGCCCAAATATCTCCTAAGAATTTATTGCTGTCTCCTATCTGGTTTATATCTAAAGTCAAAGCTGTGCCGTCTAAATCTAAAGCTGTCATGCTCCCTGCTGCAGCATCCGCTCCTCCTATAATATTTCCCGAACCCAACTGCTCAAGGTCGATATTAGTATTAGATGATCCAGAACTCTGGTCAATAAATATTTCGTTATCTGCTCCGTATAACGTCGAAGATAACATCAGTAATAATAAAAGTCTTTTCATTCTTTTACCCTCCAATAATTATTTTCTACACCCTCTTTTATTGTTTCTAATACCGCTGTTTCAATCGCCATTTGTAAGGCAATGCTGGTCGGCTCATTTTTTACCGCACCTCCTTCAATTTCGATTAACTCTGTACTATCCGAAACAAACCTAAATATGTCGTTATCTAACGACGCTGACAAAACTGTTTTTGTAACTAAAACTTCTGTTAAAACTCTTCCTGTACTAACAGATACTGTTCTTAAACTTACTGTGATGATGTCTTCCCTGAACTGTCTTGAAATACCTATGCCTAAATTTCTAGCTCCCATGCCTCCAGAACTTATATTAGCTTGATAAGACAAAACACCACCTGTCATTATCATATCGCCAAACTTAAGCGGCATAAGTTTTTGTTTTTCGTCAAACGTTTCTCTAGTAGAACGTATTAACTGTCTCTCTTTAGTTACTGAATCTAAAGAAACACGTTCTACTACTTCGAAAAATCCAGAATGTTTTAATGCACGAATAAGATATGCGTGTGGGGCTTGTGTAATAGCTGTACTAAAAGTAGCGTATTTAGAGTTAGACCTTCTTTGTCCTGTTTCATCTTTAAAATCATTAGCATAGATAGAAACCACAGGTTTTCTATTCGGCTCAGGAATGTTAGCTAAATCAGTATATAGGTCTACAACTTGGGCTCCCTTGACACGCTCAACTGGTGGTAAGTTGTTGGCTAAAGGGTCAATCATTAGCGTACAGCTAGAAAGTAAAACCACCAATGGGGACAACAACTTCCGTAACTGTGCCGTCTTCATCAGTGATAGTAACCTTAACTTCTTCATCTGTTATCTCATACTCTATGGTGTTTCCGTCTAGTTCCATAGAACCGCTTTTATTGGTATCTTCTCCAAATAATGCTGCTTCTACTTGTCTTGCGATATTTGCATAGATTCTTGAAGTGAGGTTTCTCATAAACCTAGCCTCAACAGTATTGTTTTCTTCTCTTTCTATTTCGTCTTGTAATGCTTTTATTTCTTCTGCTAATGCTTCTTTACGATTTGTTTCTTGATTTTCGATAGTTAGATAATGACTAGACGTACCTGCTCCACTAAACGAAGGACTTTTGAATTCATGCACCATTTCGTCAGAACTTATGTTTGTAGAAACAACTAGAAGAATAATACCTATTCCAACAATTACTAAGATTTTATCCCAATCTGTCATTAATCTTTCCGTTGGTCATCTCTATCGGCTTTAGCTATTTTATTACTGTCGATAAGCTGAGGAACACCTAGTATGGTTTTGATTAATGTGTCTTGTCTAATAATTTCGTTATCTAGCGACCTAACTCTATCTATTAATGCAACTAAAATACCGTGTTGTGAATCTAACTTTGTACCTAGTCTTTGTTCCATTTGTTCTATCTGATCCGCCACTTTATCATCTAATACATCTAGTTTAGTTTCCATACCATCAATAATTCTATTGATAAGTTTCCATATAAAAAACCCTAAACCTAATGCAGCAGCTATTGGAAAGCCTACTTCATTAATAAATGTGACTGCTTGATCCATTAGTCTTGTTTATGCGAAGCTCCAAAGTAAAAGCTTATCACTGCTGAAGCTAATCCACCTAAGTATCCGAGCACTAAGTTTATCAAAGCCTCTGAGTTCTGTTCGGGGGGCTGGATGGTCACTAAAAATATATAACCCATAAACCCACCAACAACAGCTATACCCATAATACGAGCTGTCCAATCTTTTGAAAACTTACCTCTAGCGTCTTGTATATCTTGTGTTTCTAATTTAAAAACATCGACATCAAGTTCTTTCATTTTTACTTCAAAATCTTTTTCTACTTTTTTCAAAGCTAACATCTGTTCTGGTGTGGCAGACTCTATTGCTTTTTCTATTGCCTTAGGTTCATTTTTACAGCCTAATACTTCAGAAATCATATTAGCCGCCATACCCCCCATTGGACCACCTAAAGCAGTTCCTAACGTAGGAGCTACTGCGCCTACTACATTCTTTAACAATCCACCTATCTTCATTTTATTTCCTCTGGGTTAAACAAACCTTTTTCTATAAGAACATCCCTGTTACGCATGTGTTCTTCTTCTATATCGTCTTTCGATTGTCCGTGGTAAGCGACCGCTAAATGACATTTAACCATAAGTTGATTAATATTTTTACCGTCCACAACTACATCGCCTAAAACTCTTCCAAATTTACCTCTTGAGTCTTTCAGTTTTGTTTGTATGACCACCTTATCTCCTTCTTTGATAGCTTCTTTTAAGAAAGCCCCAGCCATTTTTCCTCTAGCCTTCTCATCTTTGTTACGAGTCCGTGACTCGGGAGTATCAATACCATATAAACGAACACGAGACTTATAAAGAATATCAAACCCAAGATCCAGAACAACGTCGATAGTGTCTCCGTCAACAACTTTTTCAACCTTACAACTGTATTCATACATATTAACATTTCCACCTTTTTCTTGCTTGTCTCAACCTAGAATTAGGATTTTTTGCGGCTTTAGGAAACTTTTTCATTTGACCTGCGGACCTTGCGCAATAAGACTTTCTTCTTTTTGCTGCTTTACTACCTTTTTTAACTTTACCTGTAACAGCTGTTTTAAGTTTAGATCCAGGGTTTGCTCTACGATGTGCTGCAACTCCTTTTTTGGTCATACCTGCCCCACTTTTAGTGGGTCGATAATTAGCTCCTTTTCCTTTTGTAGTGCGTCGTATAGATTTTTCTTTACGCTTTGCTGCCATTATTTCTTTTTCTTTTTAGGTTTCTTAGCTGTTTTAGCAGAACGTTTAAAATCCGCGGCGGTAGGTGCTCCTTTAGCTCCTTTTTTACGCGGTTTTCTGCCCTCTGCTTTCTTTTTATTAATATTGTAATAAAGACCTTTTTTAGCTGTCCTACCGTCTTTAGTTTTATGTGTTTTCTTTTTTGCTGCCATTACTTTTCCTGATATAAGTTATTAAAAGTTATACTTGGATCTAAATAACTTTCGTGACCTTCAGCAGAATGTTTTGTTTGCGAAGGTGTAAAATCTGGTGCACCTTCTCCAGTTACCCACAATGCAGGGCTTGTTGCTCTTACTCTATTATTAGGTAATGCAACTAAGTTACCCTTCCACTCACAATCTTCTGTAATATATAAAACATGTGATTGTTTGTGTTGTGCAGGACAATCTGCAATTTCGTTATTTGTATAATCCACAGTAAACATATATTTACCAGTATAAAACTTTCCATCTATTTTGCATAGCCATGGACTAGAACTAACTCTATCCATAACTATTACAGAATGATCTCTTGATTCACAATCCCAAGGTTGAGCTATATGATCCTGCATAGGCTCTCCCCACTCTTCTAAAGGAATATCGGCTATTAATCCTTGTATCGGCATTCTTGCCCACATCGCACCGCCATGAATATTACCCTCTTCCCAATCATCATATTCTGTTTCACAACCTGTAAAAACAACTTGAAAACTTAATGAACGATCAGGAATCGTATTAACAGCGAATGCGATAGCATGTAAGAATTCTCCGTGATAATCGCTATGATTAGCAGTAAATTCCCTTCTCACCCAACATTTAAAATGTGGAATATTGCTAATAAGATGTGACACTTATTTTCTTTTACGTGTCATTTTTCTTTTCTTAGCACCACCTCTTTTTTTACCTTTAGAGGACTTAAGAGCTCCTCCTTTTTTCATGTATTTAGACTTTTTCATTCCAGGCATTTTATTCTCCTTTTAACATTTTTTCTTTTAATCTAACTGCTCGATTACCTACTTGAGTTGCCCACTTCGAATCCATCATCTCTTCTGAAGCTTTTTTCCAATCAGCGTCTTGAACAGCAGTTAAAAATTTTACAAATTTGCTTAATCTAGGTAAACCTAAATTAAACGCCATATTAGCTAACACACGCTGACGAACATCATCAAGATCTTTCCACCAACTCATGTTTTTATCTAATTCATTACAGACTATATCTATGTCATTATTAAGACATTCTAAAATTCTTTTTTCTGAAATAGGAGTACCTACAGGTTTTCCATATTCTTCATCTTTTTCTAAAACTAAATGCCCTACACCGAAAGTAGGATACCCAAGGTGGTCTAAATATATTTCATATTCATAACCTTCGTCTTTTATCAATTCTTCGATTAATCTATCTTTATTCATAGTATTGATATTGTTGTTGCTCCATTTGTTGAAACCGTAATTTTTCCAAGAGAAGCAACGCCTTCTACTCCTTGTTCGGTTCCTGTGTAAATATTTACCCATTTAAGACCATTCCATAATTGAAGTTGTTTTGTTTCTAAATTCCAAATTAAGTCTCCGTTTTCAAATTTATTTTCATTACGTTGTGTTTCATTAAAAGCAGGCGTAGCGCCTATGTCTACTTTATTTAAACTAAGTTCTAAAACTCTTACAAGTCTATTAAACGTTTCGGGGGATATTTCACCTATCGCGACAGGAAGTTTTGTTTCTAATATTTTAGCCACTATCTTCTGCCGTTAGGTTGAACATCCATACGAGTAGCGCCTACTCTAAATCCGACACCTAGTCGAGCTCCTTCTGAGTTATCGTCATCAGATTCAATTCTTAAAACTGCTTGCCTTGCTCTAATTCGAGTATCTATTTTAGATGTACTACTTGTACACGTAGCTGTTGTAGATGTCGACAAACTTTCTGCTGGAAAATTTCTAGTTTTAACAACCATGTTTATAGTTTGCCCATTTCCACCGCTTCCTGTAAATTTTACATCAGGAATAATTCGTTTAATTGATTGAAAATCTTCTCCTTCGCCTAAATCAAAATCACTAGATTCTATAAATACATTATCCATCGGTAAACCGTCTGCGTCATTACCTGTTTCATGATTATATAAATATCCAACACCTGTTGAAGCATCTGTGTAAGTCGCCATAGGATTATTAAATATTCCTTCATCAACCCAAGCCGACCTAGTTAGTTCACCTATAGTCCAAGACCCTTCTTCGTAGTTATATACAACATACCTATCAATAACTAAAGAATCTGCCGAACAGTAAAACCAACCTACTTCATCAAACTCTTTATTTAAAAATCCAAATGTTTGAAAAGACTGTCCTTCATTTAAATCACTAAACACGTAATTTTGAACAGTACATGGTATATCTCCAAGAGAACCGTTATATGTATAAAAACCTTTTTTATCCATCCAAAACACACCCTTAGGTGAATTTACTGCGGCATTGGGTCCAATAAGTCCTACACCTTCGTTTACTAAATTAACGCCGAAAGTAAAGGGTTGACCAATAAATGTCATTGAATATAAAGAAGTATCTGTCCAAACCAATGTTTCTTGTCTTGCTCTAATGGCTCCAATAATTGAAGATCCTGCAGATAATCTTAAAGACCCTGCCGTGTTAGTAGCTAACGGTTCCCATTGCGTTACGTTTTCTTGATCGCTCCAAGCTATTAATAAAGGATCAGAAACACTGGTCCTTAAATTATCAGCGTTAAGTGGGTCAGCTCCAAAACAAAC